AGGTGATTCAGTGATTAAAAGCGTTACAGGCTTCTGGCTTTTCCCCGACTCCTTAATGATCGGTGCAAGTTATACAGGCGAATCTTGGGAGATATTCCTTGGATTTTTTGCGTTTAGCATTGAATTTAACTAATGCAGCACCTCGTCATTTTGGTATTTATGGACGGTAACTATAAAGACGTCACCGGACACGACCGGGTTAAAAAGTGTAGATGAATGGAGGAAATATTGATGAATAAAGAACAATTGATAGCACTTGGATTGACTGAGGAACAAGCAACGAAAGTGGTTGAAGGATATGGAGCTATGATTCCGAAAGCTCGATTCGATGAAGTGAACGACGCTAAAAAGCAACTTGAAGCGGATATTGCTGCACGTGATGTACAATTGGAAGATTTGAAAAAGACAGCGGGAGCTAGCGAAGAATTACAAGCTCAAATTGCTCAACTCCAAGCGGCAAATCAGGAAGCAGCCGAGAAACATGCTGCGGAAATGAAGGAATTGACATTGTCCAACGCTATTAAAACGGCGTTGAACGGCAAGGTGCATGATGAGGGGTTGGTCGCTGGTCTGTTTGACAAAGAAAAACTTGTCATTGACGGCGATAAGATCGTTGGGTTGGACGAACAACTGAAAGGTCTGCAGGAGTCGAAAGCTTTCCTTTTCAAATCTGATGACAATCAACCACCCGGCTTCCAAAGAATCGGGGGTGACGGTCAAGGAACTGGACAAGCGACCAATGAGCAACTAGCAAACATTTTTGGTAACACACAATAACACAAAACGAATGGAGAGATTTATAAATGCCAGCTTATAACTATGTAGATTCATTTTTAACAGAATTGCAACAAAAGTATGCGCGTGAGCTTACTTCTGCGGGATTGACTACACAAAATGCAAATTTCATGAATGCGAAAACGGTCAAGGTTCCACGCCTTGATGTCGGTGGATATAAAGATCACAACCGTTCCGGTGGTTGGAATCGTCAAGCAATCGCGAATGACTTTGAATTGAAAGTACTTACTTTCGACCGTGACGTTGAATTCTTCGTTGATGCAATGGATGTGGACGAAACAAACCAAATCCTTTCAGCTGCAAATACAACGAACGTGTTCGAAACGGAGCAAGCGATTCCGGAATTGGACAAATATCGTTACTCTAAAATCCATTCTGACTATGTGGGAATGGGAGGCACACCGGATACGACGGCTCTAACAGTTGCAAACGTTCTTGAAGTGTTCGACGACCTCATGATGAATATGGACGAAGCTGAGGTTCCATTGGAGGGACGTATTCTTTACGTAACGCCAACAGTTCACAAACTATTGAAGAATGCACAGGAAATGCAGCGTTTTATTAACGTACAAGCGAACAACGGCGTAATTAATCGTGCGGTCGCGCAATTGGATGACGTGACACTCGTGAAAGTTCCATCAAGCCGCATGAAAACTGTCTACGACTTCTCGAATGGTGCCATCGATGGCGTCGGTTCCAAGCAAATCAACATGATCCTCATTCATCCATCTGCTGTAATCGCACCGATTAAACACAACGCGATTTACCTTTGGGAACCAGGCAGCCATACGCAAGGTGATGGATACCTATACCAAAACCGTCGTTACACTGACCTGTTCTTGATTGAGCGGAAGGTTGACGGTATTCAAATTAACGTTGAAGGAGATGGGGTTTAATGCTATACGCAGTAAGAGGTAATAAGCAACTGAAAATTGATGACAGTGAAAAAGAGACGTATCTAAAACTTGGGTATGACATTGCGAAGGAAACAGCAAACGAACTTGAAGTGATTCAGGTGTCGCCTTCGTCCACTGTCGCTTATGCAAAATATAAAGCGTTAAAGGATGAAAACGAGGAATTGAAAGGTCGACTTGAAACAGTGGACAAACTACAGGCTGATTTTGATAAAGCCAAGGCTGAAAACAAAGAGCTGAAAGCGAAAGTCAAGGAACTAGAAAAGCCAGAAACGAAATAAGGCGGTGATGGCATGTATGCTACACCAGAAGACTACAAGCTGTACGGTGATGGGCTGATTCCTGCTGAACAACAGGAAAAGGCCCTATCTCGTGCTACTGATCAGATCGATTCACTCACATATAACCGAATTGTTGCGGCAGGATTCGACAATCTCACAACGTTCCAACAAACAAATATTAAAAAATCCGTTTGTCGTCAGGCGGATTTTTTCTTTCAATATGGCGACTTTCTTAATATGCCGTTGGCCGGGTACAGTGCAGGAAGTGTTTCCCTATCGTTTAAAACGGTTGAGGGTGGCGGGGGTATCCAAACAACGGAAAGCGTTATGAACCTATTGAGCGCAACTGGGCTGACGAGTAGGAGGCTATGATAATGCGTGGCAAACTACCTTTTCCTCGTTGGATCCTGAATACTCCTGTGAAAGTTTATCAAGTCAGTGTTGACAAATTCAACGAGCCCTTTGAGGAAACAATCTTCGATGGGCTTGTTTCGTATGACGAAAAACAACGCCAAGTCATGAGTGCTGAAAGGCAGCTAGTGTTGTTAACTGGCAAGGTCATCATAGAGGGCGATATTCTTCCAGGTAAAGCAATTGAGGGGTTCGTAAAAATCGGCGAC